CTTGCCCTTGATAATTTTCATTTTTTAAAAAGTTATTCTTAACTATATAAAGGCGATGAGTGCCTTCGGGTTCTTGTTTATTTTCTGGGTCCGTTTTCTTTTTTAGAGTTGCGGCAAAATCACATATCTCTAAGGCTGTCTCTGGAATGGTTTTAGAACCACTTTGTAAAACAGAGGTAGTTATCACTACGCAATCATATTCATAAGCAAGCTGTTTAAGGACTTCAAGCTGTTCAAAGCTTTGAACACCGTTAAAAAATATAACATCTAAATTACCCGCTTTATTATTGGGTAACTTATCTAAATGATTTGACATCCATGTGTGATACCAAGTTTTTTGATGTGTTTCCCCAAAGGTGTTGTGAAATAAATTTGAGTAATCTTTAGCTGCATTTTTATAAGAAAATGGACGAGGTATTTCACTAGGTTTAGCAGAAGCTTGCAAGTGTTTGTACTCTCTAACCTCATGTGAAAATAAATCTTCTACAAATTTTGCCGTCGTCCTTTCTCTATCATAAAAATAATAACTAGGCTCGCCATCTTTAATTTGATCTGGAGCGTAAGATTTAAGTTCGTTCGCGTCGATCTTTCCCCTGTTAAATAAAGACTCTTGTGTTTGGCAGATTCCTTTAGCTATCGAGGTTATGAGTGGCGTTAATCCAGACCCATTAATTCCAAAAAAAGAATAAACTTTCCCTCTTTTAAGATTGCCCATTGCTGATCTTAAATTATTTAAAGGGCTACCACTTTGGCCAATTCTTATTAAGTCATTTACTTGCTCGGTGATATTATTGAAGTCTGTTTTTGCAGAAAAATCACTAATAGAAACTATTTCTTGTGGGGGAGTGAGCGTTTCACGAAATTTATTTTTAGCCCATCCAACTTCACGAACGTCAGTGTCATGAGGGGAGACGAGAGCTCCTTGATGCCATGCAAGCGAATCCGCAGTTGATGAGTTTAATTGCTCGGAATTAAGAGTATCTGTTTTCACAACGTTATTATATAAGTTAGTGAACCTTTCGGTTCGTTGCTTGCAATATACGCTTTATTTTATTAAATGTAAAGCGCAGACTAACGGCTTGTCTGTAAAAAGCAAAAAATTATTCGCTCACCGCCCTACCCTTATTATCTTTCCAATCTTTTTCTGGACGATCAACCTTCTCATTACGATTTTGTACATTTTTCAAAACCATAGTTTGCACCTTCGACTTCTTCATTTGATGAAGCATAGAGGCTACGTCCTTTGGGAAACAAGTCCCACCAAAACCCCTCTTTCTATCTGGACCTGGTACTTGGCTATGGCTATGGCCAATTCTAGGGTCGGAGCAAATCAGGCTTCTTATTAATTGAAAATTCAAATCATTATTAATACAAAATTCTTGTATCTCATTGAAGAATGATATTTTAGTAGCTAAAAAAGAATTCCTGCCATATTTTATAGCTTCTGCGTGTTTAGTTGACGTGAAAGTGACAGCATTTTCTTTTATTTTATCAAAATTTTTCGCGGTTTCAAGCAATCTTCTGAAAACATTAAGATTGTTATTGAAATTTAAAACTGAACCATCCTGATGAACATCATTCATGTTATCCATGCCGAACACCCAAAGATTGTTGTTATAGAAATCAGACTTCCAGTTTTTTTCCGTAAGAAACTCAGGCATAAAATTAACCTTTAATTTTTCCGAAGTTCCAACGGGTACAGTAGACCTTAATACTATTTTATTCTTTCTAATACCCGCTTTAGTTAAATCTTTGATAGCAGACTTAACGATAGATAAGTCACAACTTCCATTTGGTTTCATGGGTGTTGGCACGCAAACGAAAACAAAATCGCAGCCCTTTAGTTCTTTAGGAGTCGTTCCTATCGGATCGCACTTTTCAGGGTCTTTATCATAAACGACACACTTAATCTTTTCGCACGATAAAAGCTGGGTAGCTTTTCCGACGTAGCCATTCCCAACCACGCCAATTTTAAAATTATCACTAGCCTTTTTCATACTCATGGTAGCGTAATATTAATTTGAAACTAGGTCAATAAAAAAACCCCCTAAAGGGGGTTTGGGGTTTGTATGTTGTGTGTTTTAAGGGGTTACGCTCGACATCAACTTCATGATTACATAACCAGTGAACGCAACGTTTAACGCTAAAAGAAACAAGGCAATTCTAGCGTAGGTAGTGTTCACGGTAAGGGCTCTGGATGTGCTAGTTTTCTTCTTAACACTCCTAGATTGAGACCTTTTTCTGGGTGTAGTTTTCTTTTTTGTATTAGTACTCATACGATTTTTAATTATATACTATTTTGAAGTGGAGTCAACATTTATTTAACTAGAACGAATATCAAATATACTAGCCTCTATAAAGTCACAAGTCTCTAAATCTTGAATTAAAAAAGTTTCTTCATCGATAATTTTACTAACTACGCCATGCACATCTTCCCCACTCTGAATTGATACTTGCACTTTCTTACCTATCATTTTTTTATGATATGATGTCTTATCTGTCATTTTATACTTGTTTTTTACTGTTATCGGGTAGTTTAAATGTAATTTTAGATACATTTAAAGATTTTTTTAAATTCTTAATAAATATCCACTGATCATTACATTGGTTAATTAAATCTCTGTAACAGGCGTTTGCTTCCTGCATTAAAGCGTGTCTTGTTGAGCAGCACGCGCCTTTTAAGGCTTCTTCAATTTTTTCAATATTCTGAATCCAAGTTTTTTCTCCGTCAGAAATTTCTACCTTTTTTTCCGCAATTAAAGATGATAACTGAAAACCGTTTTCAATGATAAAATTATCTTTATCTATTTTAAATTCGCTAGAAATACATCCAGCTATTAAACCGTACAAATCCTTAGAAGCTTCTATCTCCTGAGTCAATCTCCGAAAACCTTCAGACCCTTGAGGTAGGTTGTGAATATTACAATAGTTCTCTACCACGGGGAAATTAGAGAACAAATTGATATTTTCTGCTAAGATATTTGTAAGCTGGTCTCTGTCTAGCGTGATCATTTTTCAATACCCTTTTTTAGAAAAGTAATTAAATAATAAATAGTTAAAGACATTATAAACGAAAATGGAATATTATAAACAGAAAAAAATAATAAATTAAAAATAATATTTATCCAAAAAGCGATACATATGGAGCAGCATATTAGCTTAGTAAAAAAGCAGTTATGATTAACGAGTAGATAGGGTATAAAAAATAAAATACTATAATCTTTTTTCTTGTATTCATTGTACCCATGTAAGTACCTACCTCCGAGGTTAAAAAAATTTAAATACTCGTAAACAGCGTTAGTTTCAAACCAGATAAACAAGAAAGAAGCGCAAGTAAATGCCAAAAAAACTATACTATCCAATTCTAAAGGAATCATCATTTGGTATTACAACTTTTCTACCCTGACTTAAACACTGGGGTTCATCCTCTTCATCAGAAATTTTAATCAATTTAATATCATTAAAATCAAAAATACCCTTTATTAAATCAAACTCTTCTTGATCGTATTCTTTTTCATAGACTACAGTATTGATGCCATATGCGCTAATCATATTGGCGCAATATGAGCAAGGCAATAATGTAACCGCTAAAATATTTACCTGCCCCTTTTTACATAAAGACAAGCAATTTGTTTCAGCATGTATCATCAAGGGGCGACGTTCATCCCTTGTAAAATTTTCCCAATTTAAATCTTTCCCTGAAGCAAGACCGTTGTAGCCTACGCCCACAACCATATTTTCATGATTTAGGGCGCAAGCTCCAACCTTAACAAATGGGTCTTCACTTCTAATAGAGGCCGTTTTTGCGATCTCTAGAGCGTACTCTTCCCAGCTAGGTTTAGTCTCTTTCATTGAAAGCTACGCCCCAAAAAATAGAACCTATAAAACCCATTAAAATTATGGAAACAATAAGCATTTTAATTTTTCTTATAAATAAAGCAGGGTCTGCCCATATTCCCCTCGGTTTTTCTGACTATAGTTACTTCACCGTTTTTGACAGCATTATTAATTTTAGAATGTACGGATACTCTAGAAAGCTTGCCTTCCATTTGAGAAGCCACCTCCCTCGCGGTAAATTCGTTCTCAGGCCAAGTTACATTAACGGGCTTTCTGCCTCTTTTGGGTTTACTTTGAGTTTCTTTCATAACTTGATTAGAATTTATAAAATTTTTTAAGAATAGTCAAATACTTTTTTGCAAAAAAGCAGATTAAAAGCTAATATAAAATATGACAATTTTAGAAGTTTCCTTAAAGCTGTATGAATGGTTCGAAGATAATGATTCTTTTGATTTAGATAAAAATTTTAAAAATATTTTTTTAATTTCTGAAGATGTAGATTTAGACAAGGCCACCTTGATAGGCTCTTTAAAAAAATTAGAGTCTCAAGGAGTAATATCTGGAACTAGAATAAATGAAAAAACTTTATTTATATTAAGTAAACCCCTTGCTAGTATAGATCAGGAGGTAAGTATTGATTACTCTACAGCTATAAAAATCGCTACTGTCATAAATAATTTTTGCGATGAAATCAATGATCACAAAGATGTAGCTGATCCTGCCGCAATAAGAAGAAAAGACATCCTACACCTTGCGCTCATCTTGGAAGCTTGGCAGAAAAACAAAACCAATAGCATTGACTAGAGCTCAAAATAACTTTATCTTCACAAAAAGGTGAAAATCCTTTTCAGCCTACTGAGAGTAAACAGTAAGGTTTTCCCTCTGAGGTAGCCATCGCGGAGCTTTAAGGGTTCTCTACATACAGGAGAAAAAAAAGGACGCATAGTTAATTACTATGGCAATGCCCAGCGTGTTGAGGTAGATAGTCGTAAGCGGAGTTTTTGAGCACAGTCCCTCCCGCCTTTTAGGTAGGCTATTGCAGATTTATATCTGCTTGTATGGTGTTGTGTACCCCTGCACTTTAAAAACTGGGGCCGAAGAAAAGCTTTGGCGCATCAATACAGTACCCCCCTAACGGGGGTATTGTGTTCTTTGTCCGAGAAAAGCATTCGCGCTTGCAAAAAAATATTGATTTTTGTTCAAAATATTATAATTTATTAGCAGATGACTAGTAACCCACCTTCCTCTAAAGTTTTTTTAGCTACCCCTTGTTATGGAGGAATGGTGTGTCAAGAATTCCTTCAAAGTGTATTGAAAATGCTTTACACATGCATGGTAAATAAGGTCGGCCTTCAGGTATTCACTATTGGGAATGAAAGTTTAATTACACGAGGGAGGAATCAACTTGTGGCAGAATTTATGGCCTCAGATTGCTCTCATTTAATGTTTATTGATGCCGATATAGAGTTTGATCCAGATGACGTATTAAAATTAATATCGCACGATAAGCCTATAGTTGTAGGAGCTTACCCGCTCAAGATTGAACCGATTAGTTACGTTATAAATACGGTTTCTGGAGAGCCAGAAAAAAATAAAAATTTAATTGAAGTCAAAGATGCGGGTACTGGGTTTATGATGATCAGAAGGGACGCTATAGAGTCAATGCAGAAATCCTACCCAGAGCTTCATTATACGGGGGATTTAGCGGGAGATAGCTTCAGGCAGGACTTAATAGGTAAAGAAGATCATAAGGAAAAACTAAAGCAAAACCTATACAGCTTATTTGATACCTCTCACGACAAGGACGCGAATAACGCTTACCTATCAGAAGACTATACTTTTTGCAGGAGATGGCAAAGAATTAATGGTAAGATATGGTTAGATAGCACTATCAATCTTAATCATATTGGAAGAAAAATATACAAGGGCAATGTTTCTAAGATGTTTGAGTGAAGAATAATATAATAGGAATATCAGGTGTGGCTGGCTCTGGTAAGGATTTATTCTATGAATTACTATCAGAAGAAGTGAAATGCAAAAGATTCTCCCTTGGAGACGAATTAAAAAAGGAGATGCGGTCTTATTGTATTGATAATTTTTCTATTGACCCATTAATTTGCTCTCGCAATGAAAAAAATCTAATAAGAAAGTGTTTAGTGTCCCATGCGTCGATTAAAAGGCAGCTAACTGAAGGTAGGTATTGGCTAGAAAAAGTAGACCCTCAAATCAAGAGCCACATTTTTGAACAATTATTAACACACCATGAGATACGTGAGTACTCATGCATTACCGATATTAGGTATAGTCAGTACAAGAACGATGAGGTTTCATGGTTAAAAAATGAACTAGGGGGTATATTAGTTCATATTTCACAATTTAAAATTATTAATTCAAAAAAAATATTTGTACCCCCAGCTAATGAGGATGAAGCATCCCAAGATGGTACACTAAAAAAACAAGCTGACTATACCTACGAATGTCAGTTTGTAGAAGGCTCATCGGAGCATGTTAGAAAAACACTTAAACAGGGAATGATAAAAGATTTTTTACGATGTATAAAAAAATAGTTTGACAGCCGTTCAATTTTTTACTATTCTTGATAATCATGAGTGATTCAAATCAAAATTCAAAGGGCGGCGATTGGTCGAAACGTGAGATCGGAGCTTTATGGTTAAGAAAAAGCGCTTCGGGCAACAAGTACCTCTCAGGCCACATTACTTCAGGGGAAGACGGCGAAATTGAAGAAACTAAGGAGAGGGTTATTGTTTTCGCTAATAAAGATAAGAAAAGCGATAAAGCCCCCGATTACAGAATCTACAGATCGGAGCCAAAGCAGGTCACTGAGACGGTTTCTAGTGAAGCTCAAACCTCCACTGACACTCAGCCTGAAGAAGATGACCTAGACGTTCTGTAAAGTGAGCTTTTCTCTAAATCTTCCATTAAATTCAGTCTCTTTTGGGCAAGTATCTACCTTGCTCATGAGAGGCTTTTTTAAGAAAAATCTTCACCCATGTCTTTTCCCTATAAGCGGTAGGATTGACATGTCTTCAGTTGGTGAAGATAAGCCATTTTTTGATTATATATCCAAATGCGCTTCTAAAGCGAATAAAGAGCACAGCAGGAATATACCGACGTTTAAATTATGGCATCTTAATTCTGGTATAGACTCATTCTCTAAAGTAAATAATCTTCTTACATTTTATGAATTAGACCAGCCAACATCTTCGGAAATCAATACCGCACGAAATGCGGATAAATTATTTTTCACTAATAAATTCACGCAAAATATATTTAATCAATACGGGGTAGAAAGCACTATAATCCCCTTGGCTTTTGATAGGTATAGTTTTAAGAGGGTGAAAAAGAAGTTCTTTGAGGATGATAGAATAGTCTTTAACCTTTGCGGTAAATTCGAAAAAAGAAAGCATCACGAAAAAATTATAAAAGCTTGGCTTAATAAGTTCGGCAATGATAAAAAATACTACCTACAATGCTCGCTGTATAATTCTTTCATAGACGAAAAGAGAAATAGAGATAATTTCGTAAGGGCTGTTGGTGGTAAAAGCTATTCCAACGTGCAGTTCCTTGGACATATGCCAACTAATGATTTATATAATGATTATTTAAATTCTTCAAATATTATCATAGGTATGTCAGGTGGTGAAGGCTGGGGGTTACCAGAATTTCAATCACTAGCTTTAGGCAAACATGGTGTCATCTTGAATGCTCACGCTTATCAAGAGTGGGCTACTCCAGAAAACAGCGTACTTGTTGAACCTTCTGGTAAAACAGAAGTCTATGACGGGGTATTTTTCCACCCTAACCAAGAATGGAATCAAGGCAATATTTTCGACTTTGATGAGGATGACTTTATTTCTGGGTGTGAGGAAGCTATAAAAAGAGTAGAAGCGGAAAAGACTAACAATGAAGGCTTGAAAATTCAAGAAGATTTTTCACTAGAGAAAACTTTAGATAAGCTCCTGCCACTCATCGATGACTAAAAATGCCCACTTATATCTACCAGCATCCCAAGACTAATGAGATTGTAGAAGTTAGTCAAAAAATTTCAGAAGCTCACGAGTACACCGACGGTCAAGGCGTTCAATGGAATAGGGTGTTCACCGTCCCTTACGCCAGTATACCTAATATGACTAGGATTGAAGCTGGGTCAGAGCAAGATTTCATGAAAAGAACTGAAGGTTTTGATGGTACTATGGGCGATTTAATGGATTTATCAAAAGATTTAAGTAATAAAAGAATCGAAGAAAGAGGGGATGGCACGGATAATGTCAAACAAAAATTCTTCAAAGATTACTCTAAAGATAGAAACGGGCTAAAACACCTAGACGATAAACCTGCGGTAGACCCCAAGTATAAACCTAATTCTGACGGGGTAATAGAAATATGAGATTTTCTATCTTCACCCCCTCGCATAATCTCAAAAGAATTGATCGCACTATAGACAGTGTAGCCAATCAATCCTTTAAAGATTTTGAATGGGTAATCTGCCTTAATAACGAAGCTTTAACTCAGGATGTAGAGTTAGAAGCCAAGTTAATGGATAAAGGAATTAATTATAAAATATTAAAATGGGAAGGTGATACCGATAAGATTGGAGCTCTTAAAAAATTTTGCTGCACTAACTCATCTGGAGAATTATTATTAGAATTGGATCACGATGACGAATTATCTCCCGACTGTTTAGAAGAGATAAATAAAGCTCACGATGAACAAAATGCTGATTTTTATTACTCTGACGATATAGACATAGTAGAAGAAACGGGCAAATCAATCGCACCTTACTCAGAGGACGGAGGGTGGAAATATTACACTTGCTCGCGCTCAGGAATGACGGCAACAAGCGCATTCCCGCCCAATCCCTTAAGTTTTGGTTATATATGGTACGCTCCTAATCATGTTAGAGTTTGGAGGAAGGAATTTTATGAGAGAATAGGTGGGCATGATGAAAGCATGGATGTGTTGGATGACCACGACTTGCTATGTAGGACTTACATTGAAGGCAAGGTCCATCATATAGGAAAACCCCTATATATTTATTGGAGGCATAATGAAAATACTTGTTATGGAGAAAAGAATGCTAAGATTCAAGAATTAACAAAGCAACTCCATGATAAATACATTCAAGGTTTGACAGTAAAGTGGAGCAACTTAAACGACCTAAAAAAAGTAGATTTGTGCTGTCATCAATACAAGGCTGAAGGGTTTATCGGGGTGGATGGTTACCCTTACCCTAATGTAGATGTTGTATGCGATCTCGATGAGCCTAACTGGCCCTTTGAAGACGGTAGCGTGGGAGTGTTTAGATTGCAAGATGCACTTGAGCACTTAAAAAACCCGATCCAAACCATGAAAGAGATTTATCGGTGTCTAGCACCGAACGGCTGGGCTCTTATAAATGTCCCCAACACTGATGGTAGAGGGGCATTTCAAGACCCTACTCATGTTTCATTTTGGAATAGTAACAGCTTTTGGTACTACACTAAATCCGCTCAGGCTCAATTCATTAATACCCCAGTTAAATTTAAATTAGCTCGAATTGAAAATTATTATCCTTCAGATTTTCACAAAATGCACTGGATTGAATACACAAAAGCTCATTTAATGAAACTAGAAGACGGTGTTATACCCGCTGGCGGAAGAGAAATCTAACGCTCTTACACTTATTTTTTTTCTTGGGAAACTATTTTTCCCAAATAGCAAATTTTACTTTATTTGCCTCAAAAAAAATGTAAATATATACAGACTCTACAAGAATGAAAATGAAATCTTCAAACCTGCAAGTTAAAAAAAGAAATGGAAGACTAGAAAATTTAGATATTTCTAAGATTAATACCTGCGCTGAGAGAGCGTGTGAAGATTTAGATAATGTTTCCCCTAGTGAGGTTGTATTAGACGCTCACGTACAACTTTATGATAAAATTACCACAAAAGAAATTGATCAGGCTCTCATTATGTCGGCTAGACAAAAAATGGAAAAAGAGCCTAATTATTCCTTTGTGGCTGCGAGGCTTTTACTTGGAAATATCCATAAAGAGGTTTTTGGCAGTAGCGTAGATAAAGACGCTTTTGATAATCAATACAGACTCTCATTCATTCAGAACATCAAGCTTCTCGTGAAGGAAGGGATTCTAGATAAAAGATTATTAGATTTTGATTTAAAAAGATTATCTGACTCATTAGATTTAGGGAGAGACTACAAATTTAAATATCTAGGCTTGCAAATTTTGCATGATAGATATTTTCATAAAATTAATGATAGAAGACTTGAATCGCCGCAGTCTTTCTGGATGAGAGTGGCGATGGGTTTAGCTATTGATGAGGAGAATAAAAATGAAAAGGCTATTGAATTCTATAATACAATTTCTAAATTTTTGCTTTGTTGCTCTACTCCTACTCTGTTTAATAGTGGTAGTACTCATAGCCAGCTTTCCAGTTGTTACCTTAACACTTTTGATGATTCTATCGATGGAATTTTCGAGGGCGCTTGGCAGGAAGCTAGAAAGTCCAAATACGCTGGAGGCTTAGGGTTTGATGTTTCAAATTTCAGGTCTTCTGGCTCACATATTAAAGGTACTAACGGGACTTCCAGTGGACTAGTTCCTTGGTTAAAGATTTATAATGATCTTTTGGTTGCAGTGAACCAAGGTGGTAAGCGTCCTGGTGCAGGGTGTGCTTACCTTGAGCCTTGGCATTTGGATATAGAAGATTTCTTAGAGCTTAAGAAAAATACTGGGGATGAGCGTAGACGTTGCCACGATCTAAATACGGCTAATTGGTTAAGCAATCTTTTTTTAGAGCATGTTAAACAGGGTAAGGATTGGTATTTATTTTCACCTTCTGATGTAAGCGATTTACATGAGCTTTACGGTGAAAAGTTTGACAAAAAATATAAAAAATACTGCAAGATGGCAGACCTAGGAGAAATTTCCAACTTCAAAGTGGTCAAAGCTAAGGACTTATGGAAAAAAATGCTTAGAGTTCTCTTTGAAACAGGCCACCCTTGGATGACATTTAAAGATAACTCAAACATGAGGTATTCCAATTCTCACGAAGGGGTAATTCATAGTTCTAATTTATGTACAGAAATATTCTTACATACAAAACCCTCTCGTTTTGAGGAGGGGCAAAAAACTGAAGTGGGAGAAACTGCGGTATGCAATTTAAGCTCTGTCAACTTAAAGGAGCATATTGGAAGCGATGGTAAATTGGACTTCAATCTATTAGCATCTACTATTGAGGTCCAAATGAGGATGTTAGACAATGTTATTGATTTAAACTTTTATCCTACACTAGAAGCTGAAAACTCTAACTTAAAACATAGACCTGTTGGCGCGGGATCAATGGGGTGGCATGATGTCTTTCATGCCTACGGTTTAGATTATTCCTCTGATGAAGCGGTAAAACTATCGGATGAGCTTTATGAATTCATCTCTTTTCATTGCATATTAAATTCTAGTAAAATCGCTGGCGAAAAAGGACCATACTCCACTTACAAAGGGTCTTTATGGAGTGAGGATATCTTACCCGTTGATACTTACAAAAATCTTATGGCGTACATGGGGCAAAAACCCATACTTCACAGAGGTAGAAAATATACGCCTGAGTTAGATTGGAAAGAAGTTCGTTCTTCCATATCCACAAATGGGATGAGAAATAGTAACACTATGGCTATTGCACCCACTGCAACCATTTCCTATATCCAAGGATGTTCACCATCCATCGATCCTGACTTTTCTACATTTTTTGTATATGAAAACAAGAGCGGAAACTTGTTTATAACGAATGAATGGTTCGTAAAAGAATGTAAAGAGTTGGGGATTTGGAACAATAAGTTCAGAGAGGCGCTTAAAATGGTTGATGGAGATGTTAATCTATTAAGTGATGAAGTTGTACCATCGGAATTGAAATGCAAATATAAAACCGCGTTTGATCAAGATCAATTTAAATTAGTAGACTGCGCTGCCGCTAGACAAAAGTGGATAGATATGGGACAATCCCTTAATCTTTTTAATAACTCTACATCTTTAAAGTATTTAAATGATTTGTATTTCCATGCTAAAGATAGGGGTTTAAAAAGCACATACTATTTAAGAAATAAAAGCGCTAGTAAAATAGAAAAGTCTACTAGCACTCAAACTGAACAGGAACCAAAGGCTTGCAGCATCCTTGATCCTGATTGTGAAAGCTGCCAATAAGGATGGAATAAAATGAGCAAGAATGGATTGTTATTAGGAGAAGAGATTGCTGGCGTAAATCAAATTTTACCCCATAAACATCAGTTTGCTTGGGACTTGTTTCTCAAGGGCGTAGCTAACAACTGGTCACCCTCTGAAATTAATATGTCCGATGATGTTGATCAGTGGAAAAATGAATCATTGTCTACAGATGAAAAATTACTCGTTAAAAGATGTCTTGGCTTTTTTGCTGGAAGTGAGTCCTTGGTTGGCAATAATTTACTTCTTACTGTTGCGAGATGGGTAACTGACCCTGAGTGCCGTCAATACATTCTAAGACAAGCTTACGAAGAGTCCCTACACAACTGGACTGTTGTTACGTGCTGCGACAGTTATAGCCTGAAAGTGTCTGAAGTCTATGAAGCCTACACGAATATACCCTCGATCAAGGCAAAGGATGACTTCTTAATGCAGATCACGACTAACGTTAACAGGCCCGACTTTTCGACTAAAACTGTAGAGGGTAAAAAAGAATTTTTAAGAAATTTAGTTTCTTATTATATTGTATGCGAGGGAACCTTCTTCTTTAGCGGGTTTGCAATGCTCTTGGCGTTAGGTAGGCAAAATAAGCTACCTGGTTTATCAGATCAAATCAGGTATACGCTTAGGGATGAAAGTCTGCATATTCAATTTGGTACATACCTTATAAACACATTAAAAGAACAGTATCCGAATATTTGGACTAAAAAATTCGAAGAAGAAACTATTGAGCATATCAAAAAGGCTGTTGAGCTTGAAATTGCATACGCCCATGATGTTCTACCTAGAGGCATTTTAGGGCTAAACGCTGATATGTTTGTGGATTATATGCAGTATATCGGTAATCGCAGATTAGAGGGTATAGGTATTGACTACAGATTTGAAAGCGATGAGAATCCTTTCCCTTGGCTTTCTGAGGTTGTTGACACTGGTGCTATGACCAATTTCTTTGAAAGAAAAGTAAAAGATTATCAAAACTCAGGTGTTTTAGAGGATGATTTTTAGAATAAATATTTTATAATAAATATTAAAAAAAAATGTGTATATATTAACATGGAAGGCTCAGTTGATCTACAAACATTCATGAATATTGCCATAGGCTTGATATCCTTCTTCGGTGGTTGGATTCTGAAAGTTATATGGGAAAAAACTAATATTAACGCGGAGCATATAGAAGAGTTACGCGAACACCATGAAATAGATTTAAAAGAGGAGCGGTCTAGATTAAATGCACTAGCTCTAAGTTTGCCTGAAAAATATGTCTCCAAGGGTGATTTCGACAACCTAGTTAAGACAGTTCATCATAGATTTGACAGGCTGGAAGAGAAAATAGACCACCTATCGGAAAGACGCTAGAAAAGCGTTGACCTTATCTCAAAAAGCACCTAAAATAAGGTGTGAGATATGTTATCGTAGCTGATTGGTGGCCTGAAGATTTTAAAGGGGGCGGCGGTAATCACTCTGGCGGCGCTGAATTGAGTGATTCAATTCTTTTTTCAATTCTCCAAGAAAAGAAAGAAAACGTAGCAAAATATAGCAGTCCCGACCTTACTGCTGAAATACTAGATAGCGAAAAAGACTCTACGTTTATAATTTCTAATTTCTTTAATATTCACCCGTATGTCTTGGAAAGAATTAAAAATGAGTTTAAATACATACTTTATTGCCATGATTACAAATTTGTGGCTCATATGCAGCCCCAAAGATATGAAAATTTTATAGTACCGAAACATGAATTAATATGTGTTGACTTATTTGAAAATGCACAAGCTGTAATCTGTCAGAGTAGCTTACAGGAAAAAATACATCTCGATAATTTAGGCTTAAATAATATAATTAATTTTTCTGGAAACTTGTGGAGTAACGAAATACTCAATCTAATGCAAGCCCTGTCGGAAAATACCTCAAATCGCAACGAGCGTTGTTCAATAGTTAAATCGCCCTACCCAGAAAAAGGCGTAGCTGAAGCTGTGATTTTTTGCCAAAAAAACAAGTTTGATTACGATTTAATAGGTCATCGAGATTATAAAACATTCTTGCATCAAATCGCATCCAATAAAGCGCTAGTGTTTTACGCTAAACTTCCAGAAACTTGCGGTAGAGTGGTGGTAGAAGCTAAAATGATGGGCGTAGTTACGCACTCTACAGACCTTTTAGGAGCATCCCATGAACCTTGGTATAACCTAGCAAGTAAAGAACTCATTGAAGTCATGAGATCAAAGCATGACGAAATACACAAAATTATAACTTCTTCATGAAAAGATCATTAATTACAGGAGGCTGTGGCTTCATTGGGAGTCATTTAGTAGATACGCTTATAAACAAAGGCCATCAAGTTTATGTAATTGATAATTTATCTTCGGAGTGTAATGAGCAATTTCACTTCAATAAAGAAGCTACTTATTTACATGAAGATATTAAAAATTATGATAAGATAGAGCATTTTTTTAAAAATGTGGATTATGTTTTTCATTTAGCGGCTGAGTCAAGAATTCAACCTACCTTGAACCGCCCTCAAGAAACATGCATGACTAATTTTGTAGGAACTTGTAATGTATTAGAGGCTGCAAAAAACTCAGGCGTTTCTAGATTTTTTTATTCTAGCACTTCCTCTGCTTATGGTAGAAAAAATTGCAGCATAGCACATAAAGTTCTTAATAAGCCCTGCGAACTAAGAGAGGATATGCCAAGGGATTGTCTTAACCCGTACTCGGTTTCTAAAGTGGCGGCTGAAGATTTATGTAAAATTTATTCCTCCTTATGGAATCTTAATACTATTACATTTAGGTATTTTAACGTTTATGGAGAAAGGCAACCGACTAAAGGTAAATATGCTCCAGTTCTAGGTCTTTTTATAAAACAGAAAAATGAAAATAAACCCATGACAATTGTAGGGGATGGAAAACAACGTCGAGACTTCACGCATGTAAGTGACATAGTTAAGGCTAATATTTTAGCTATGGAATCTGAAGATATTGCAGGTGTTTCTGGAGAAATCTTTAACGTAGGAACAGGAACTAATCATTCAATGCTAGAAATTGCTTCCATGATAGGTGATAAGGTAGAACACTTACCACCAAGATTAGGTGAGGCTCAAGAAACTTTAGCTGATATTAGTAAAATCTCGCATTATTTCGGCTACCAGCCGTCTGTAGCAGTGGAAGATTGGATTTCTAAAAACAAATGAAAGCAATCATAGCGGGATGTGGACTAAGCGGGATAACATCCGCCATCTTACTGAAAGAAAAAGGCTATGATGTAGAAATATTTGATACAAGGCATCATATAGGTGGTAATTGTTACGACCATAAAGTAGAAGGCGTAATGGTTCATAAGTATGGCCCTCACGGATTTCATACTACAAATAAAAATGTATGGGACTTTTTAAACAGGTTTTCTTCCTTCAATAAAGTATGCCTCAGAGTTCATGCTAATACCCCTGAAGGCATTATTCCATTGCCTTATTCCCCCGCGACGGAAAAGATAATTGGATACAAGACGCCTCAAGAAATAAAAGAACTTATATTTAAAGATTATAGTGAAAAAATGTGGGGCATTCCTTGGGAAAAATTTCCAAAATCTATAAGTGGAAGAGTTCCCACTAAAAGGGACGATCCAAGCTTATGCTTTCATCTAGACGAGTATCAAGGAATTCCCTCAAACGGTTACACTGAGATGTTTAAGAATATGCTTAGTGGAATTAAAATTAATTTAAATTCTTCACCTATAGAATATAAAAAACAAAAAAAAGACTTACTAATATACACGGGTAAGATTGACGAATTTTTTGATTACAAATATGGCTGGCTAGAATACAGGTCTTTGAAAATTCAATTTGAAACAGCTAAACGTAGACCTGACATTTTTCAATTAAATGAATGCAATAAGAATCCTTGGACTCGTAGCGTTGATCACTCCCACTGGCATGAGCAAGACATAAAGCAAACGGTTATTTCTAGAGAATATCCTTGTGAACATGACAAAAATAACATACCATTTTATCCTAAACCTTTTGGAGATAATCAAAAAAAATATAAAAAATACAAAAGGATTGCAGACTCTCTAGCTAATGTTATATTTGTAGGTAGGTTAGCAACTTATAAATATTTAGATATGGATGATGCTATAGCTCAAGTTTTCAATAAGTTAAAAAATATATGAAAAAAGTTCTAGTAACAGGCACTCTAGGTCAAGATGGTGCTAACATGTGTGAGTTTTTATTGGAAAATACTGACCATGAAGTATATGGGATGATAAGAAGGGCTGCGTCTCCTAATTTTAAAAATTGTAAAAAATTCATTAATCACGAAAGATTTAAATTAGTTTACGGCGACCTAACTGATGAGGTCAGTATTTCCAGTTTGGTTAAAGATATACAACCTGATTATTTTATTAATTTTGCAGCCAATAGCTTTGTAGGTTGTAGCTGGAAAATGCCTCTTCAAGTTTTCGACACGAATACAACTGGAGTGTTAAGATGTTTGGAAGCGATTAAAGATTATCAACCTAAATGTAAATTTTACAGTGCTGGAAGTAGCGAAGAGTTTGGGGATGTAGACTACTCTCCGCAAGACTTAAAACACCCCCTTAAACCTAGAAGCCCCTACGGAGCCTCTAAATGTGCCGCTAGGCATTTAGTAAAAGTTTATAGGGAATCGTATAATATTTTCGCTGTTCACGCCACCCTCTTTAATCATGAAGGCACAAAGAGAGGGGAAGAATTTGTTACTAGAAAAATTACCAAGGGGGTAGCTAGGATTAAAAAATCTTTAGAAAATAATCAAAAAATTGAGCCCCTAGAACTAGGTAATATTTATGCAAAGAGAGATTGGAGTGATTCTGAAGATTTTGTAGAAGGGGTATGGTTAATGATGACGCAAGAAAAGCCTAGAGACTATCTCTTGGCCAGCGGAGAGACGCATACAATTAAAGAATTCGTAGAAAGAGCTTTTCTGGCTGCTGGTATAGAGGGTAACTGGACTGAGGTAGAAAATGATCCTATAAAAACAAAATTCCATAGAAACTCCGCCGAAGGAGAAACTTTGGTTAAAATCAGCGAAGAATTTTACAGACCCAATGAGGTGGAATTATTATTGGGCGACCCATCTAGAATAAAACTTGAGCTTGGATGGAGACCCAAAGTTTCTTTTTGTAATTTAGTCAAAAAGATGGTACAACATGATCTGAATGAGCAAGAATGAATTTAAAATAGGTAGAAAAATTAAAAGTCGCACGACTAAAAAACAGGTACAGCCTAAAAATCAATTCGCGGTTATAATTTGGCAGCTAATAAAAGACCCTAATGACTTTTCCGCAGTAGATTGGGGTAGGGAGACTAAGGCTGCTAAAGGCTTATTTGATACTTACCCAAATATTAAATTCTGGAGTCAAATTAATTTAGGGTTTTATTTGAATTCTTTAAATTTTTTTAATGGTAAAGACGGAATAAAATACCTAAGAAGTGCTGTTGATGAATTTGAGAGAAATTTAAAAATAAATTTCCAACAACCTGAAAAAGAAGAATTCAATGATGACGCTACTTTTCATAAAAATATAGATAAATCAACTAAACCAGTGTCTTTAAGTTCTATTTTTAAAAATGGCAAAAAAACAAGATAAAGTAAAAATCTGTTTATGGACACATGTTCAAAACGAATCCTCTATCATAGAAAAGATGTTAGAGAGTGCCGCTGATTATATTGATTACTGGGTGATAGTCGATAACGGTTCCACAGACGGAACTCAAGGAATAATAGAAAATTTTTTTAAAAAACATAATATAGATGGTAAGCTTTATCAGAGTAAAATTGGCTGGAAGGGGCACGGCATAAATAGGCAGCATTCTTGGGAGTTTTTAGAAAATACGGATCACGGCTGCGATTACATTTTAAGAATTGATGCTGACGAAGGAATAGTGGTTGAGGAAGATTTTGATTGGTCAATTATCCCCTCCCAAGAAGCGTGGTCCATTATTTATCAATCAGGTAATCATTGCGTTCCTAGAATGTGGATGTGGAAATGGGGTCTACCTTGGTACTGGGCAGACGATGTAGCCCACGAAACAATACACCTCGAAGACGGGAGAGAGCCCAAACAGCCAAAAAATATGCCTTTAGGTTTCAAGCATATTTCTTTAGGTAATGGAAATAGTTACGAAAACCCCATAAAATACATTCAAGATATTTTAAAACTGGAGAATCAACTACACGAAAGATTTAGGGATGGTAGCGATATAAAAGCTGAAAGATATCATTTATTTTATCTTTGTAAGTCGTTTAATTATACAGGGTACAGCTTGGATAATGAAAATATTTACAAATACTTTCCATACGGTAGAGATCATTTGAAAATTTTCTTAGAGAGAGGTATATTTTATTATGATAAATTTCTTTCTATGTTCGAGGAGACAGGCGAAGGGTGGTATGTTAGATATTTAAAAGCCGAATTACTTCAGAGGCTTAGTAGATCAGAGGATTCTATAAAAGAATATATTACTTCCCATCAACTACGCCCCGACAGAGGTGAACCCTTAGCACGCCTCTTCTGGCACTACTACTATGACTCAGATTGGGATAAAGCATTTGATTTTGGCAATAAATTAAAAGAATTAAAATGCCCCATAGAACACGACGCTTGGCAGTTAGAAATAAATGCTTATTATGAAAATAATTGGAAAATAAAAGACGCTTTAGGAGTTGTTTATGAGAGGCTTGGCTCGCAAAATAGGGATATTAAATTATTAAATGAATCAAAAAAAATATTTGAGAGCCTAGTGATTGAGTATGAAAAAGGAAAAATACCACAAGGGGATGACGGCGAGAGATTAAAAAATAATATAAAATTTTTAAACGGTAAAATAAAAGAGGCACAATAAAACATGAGAAAAAAGAAAAAAGAAGTGGCAGAAGGATATACGGCTGTAAATCAGATTCAAGATTATTTAAAACAAAACCAATCAGACCATTACAACTTTGAGGAAGAAAGAGATTATACTGTTTCTAGCGGTAGCTTAAAATTAGATATTGAAATGGGTGGTGGTATAAAACCAGGTGTCATTAGAGCTTCTGGTGTTACAGAGGGAGGGAAAACATCTTGCGCCTTGTCTTTTGCAAGAAATTTCCAGAAAATAGAAAACTCTATGATTGTCTATGTAAAATCCGAAGGTAGATTATCCGATGAAATGTTAGAGCGTTCAGGGGTGGACACTAGCGAAGAAAAGTTTTTTATTTATAAATGTAATATTTTTGAATCAGTAATTGATTTGTTAAGGCAATTAGTTCACAACAATCCTGATGATACTCGTTACATGTTCATTATTGATTCGATGGACGCATTAGTCCCTAGGGGTGACTTGGAGAAAGGCTCAGATGAGGCTGTTAAAGTGGCTGGTGGCTCTTTACTAACTTCAGATTTTCTAAAAAGAATGGCCCTATCCTTTGCAAGCAAGGGTCATATTTGCTACATGATCTCTCAGGTAAGAAGTAATATTAAGATTAACCCTTATGAAAAAGGTGACCCACAAATTACTAATGCATCAGGGGGTAACGCTGCACTTCATTACAGTGATTGGATTCTAGAGTTTCAACCAAGATTTAACAAAGATTTAATATCAACACAACCAAACGGAAAAGGCGATATTCTAGGCCATTGGTGTAAGATTATATTTAGAAAAACTGCTAATGAAAAAACAGGTATAGAAGTTAAATATCCTATTAGGTACGGTAGAAAAAATGGTAAAAGTATATGGGCTGAATACGAAGTCGTAGAAATGTTACAAATGTTTGACTTAGCTCAAGCTAAAGGGGCTTGGGTAACTATAAACGATGAGATTATTGAAGAGGTCAAAGAAAAGCTTAATTTGGAGTTTAAAAAACAACATCAAGGCGTAGACAACCTAAGAAAATACTTTGAAGAAAATAAAGAAATAGGTAAATACTTATTTAGCAAATTTATTGAAGTATTAAAAAAGTCTTGATTTAGATTCAAAAAAACAGTGTAATATACTTTAAGGGGGCGTACTGGTATCGATTTAATATCAGACGCTAAAATAGCAAGTCAAGGATGATAGTTGGCCTTGTAAAAATCTATCTAGGTATTCAACTGCCAAAACTGAAGTTGATATGGCTCCTTCCCTAGCTGAAGCTGACGCGATTCTCGCTAAGTTCGGTTGGGCCGAAGAGGCTGCTGTAGCTGCGTAAGCTACCCGTCCTACTCTAGATGCTCGTTAAGGAGCTAGGGCGTCGATAACGAGCAAAAAAAGCTAGGAATGAGATGGTCTAGTCTAAATAA